AAAATATAAAAATATGTAGAAATTATTAAAAAATATAACTTACCCTTTGTTCCGGTAAAATCTAAGTCGGGCGGGTTACATATATTTATATTTTTTAATGATTTTGCAGATGTTGATAAAGTTATATTTAAAATGTCGCAAATTAATGAGCAGTATTTTTTAGCTCAAGAAGTGTTTCCTTGTAATAAAGCAGTCAATATGCCTTACCATAATATGAACGCCTCTATGGAATTTGCGTTTGATGACAACAATACCCCCATTATGGTTGGTCGCTTTATTAATTTAGCAGAACAAAAGAAAATATCTCCTAAAGATTTTTACAATTTTAAAGTGCAGGAATATTCTGCGGAGTCTGAGTGGAGTCATTATCCCCCGTGTGTACAAAAATTAATACAAGAAGGTTGGTCGGGCAATAATAGGAATAATTATTTATTTAATGTACTTGTGTTAGAGATGAAAAAAAATAATTCGCTTACTGTTCAACAGATTGATGACCTTGCACAAGACAGAAACCAGCAGATATTTAATAAACCCTTAGACAGGCAAGAAGTCTCTTCGTTAGCTAAGTCCGTGCATAAACAGGGTTATGAGTTTCAATGTCCGCCAAAGCACCCGGAGTATCAACCTATTTGTAATAAAGATTTATGTAAAACTAGAAGATTAGGTATAGGAGAGGCTATACCCGAGGTAATAGATTTATTTGAAAATATAACTTATATACAAGATACTAAAAATATTTGGTATGAGTTTGATTATAAAAACCAACACATTATGATTACGCCAGAGGATATGAAAGACGAAAAATCTTTTAGAATTAAGTTGTTAAGGCATCGTATTTACTGGCTTACTTTACCTAAACCAAGAAAAGGCCCAAGTCCCTTTGAACTTTTAATGAAGGGTATTGTAGATAAATCACAGGAAAGTAAAGAGCATGCCTATACTGACACTTTAGAAGAAGAGAGGTATTCTGTACTAAAAGCTTTCTTTGAGTCTCATATTGAACAAGATAAGTTTGATAAATTAAAAGATGGGTATGTGGTTTTAGAATCTAAAAGTAATATTTGTTATTTTAAAAAATTAACTTTAGATAAGTTTTTAAAAAAGAACGGCTCAAAAATGTTTAATACAACCGCAGATGCTCTTAGAATTATAGGGTGTAAACGAAAGGACTACCATGAGGGTGAAAAAAATGTTTGGTGTGTAGAGATGCCAGACTTTGTAAACCATCAAATGATTAAAGCTAAACCAAAAGACGAAGTAAGTGAGATGGACGATGACTACCATGCAACAAAGTTTAAAGAACATACACAAGAAAACAATTAAAATATTTGGTCCTCCTGGAACAGGCAAGACCCATACTTTAATTGAACGAGTTTTAAAAGGATACTTAAACAAAGGGGTTCACCCTAATAGTATTGCATTTATTTCTTTTACAAATAAAGCAGTAGATACCGCACGGGATCGAGCGCTAGCTGCATTTACTCAATATACAGAAGAGGATTTTGCGCGCTTCAAAACTTTGCATAAATATTGTAGAAGGTACTTTTCCGAAGAAGTTTTTGATCCTAAAAATTGCATGCTAGATTATGCCTTACAGGCAAGGATTATAAAAACATCTGATTCAAGGTTAGCTGATGATAATTTTCAATATAAAGATTGGTCTTTGGGTGTATACGACAAAGCTCGTAATATGTTGGCGGATCCTAAATTAACATACAAACAAGAGTCTTATAAGCGGGATAGCTTAGATGTATTTTTAAGAAAGATTGATACCTACAAACATTATAAAAAAGAATCTTTTATTGATTTTACAGATATGATTGAACGAACAATTGAAGAGGTAGATTTTCCTGAGTTAGAAGTTTTGATTTTAGATGAGGCACAAGATTTTACACCATTGCAATGGTCTGTGATTTTTAAAATGTCAAAGAAAGTTAAACGTATATATTTAGCAGGGGATGATGATCAAGGTATATATAAATGGAATGGTGCGGATCCTAAATACTTTACAACATACTTTCCTGGCAGAAAAGTTGTTTTAAGACAAACAAGACGTTTTGGTGCAGCTATACATCATTTTTCCAAAGTAATAAGAAGAGGCATTATTGATAGTGTAGAAAAAGAATATAACTGTTTATCTAAAAAAGGATTAGTGAAAAGATATCTAAATTTTAAAGAGATACCCATAGGAGATTTACCAGGTACTTGGTATGTTTTAGGTAGGGTAAACTCTACTGTAAATGAGCTAAGAATGTGTGCAAAAAACGCGGGTCTTTACTACGCAGACAACAAAGGTAATAAATCATTTGATATAAAACAATGGCAGGCTATTAAAGCTTGGACAACAATTAACAATAATAAAAAGATAAGTAAAACTGTAGCTGAAAATATGTTTAAATATATCAGGGAGCTGCAGGATTTAAGTTTCAGGCGCGCTAGTTTTTGGTCAGATTTACCTGATTATCAAGAATATGATTTTAAAGGTTTAAAAGAGTGGTGCGGGTTAGATTTACCCGACGAAGCAGTTAAATTTCCGTGGTGGGACATTTTAAAAAGAAATTTTAAGCCAGAGCAAACAGGGTATTTTATAAGGTTGTTAAAAAGGTATGGGCAAAAAGTTTTGGATAAGAATCCTCAAATAATTATAGACACGATACACTCTGTTAAGGGCGGGGAAGCTAATAATGTTTTAATTTATTCTAAAACCAATTGGCCTGCCTCTTTTATAAATAAAAATAAACTTGAACAATCAGATGAGAAGAGAGTATATTATACAGGGGTTACAAGAGCAAAGGATACTTTACATATTTTGAGCACGGATCACAGATATAATTACCCAATCGGACAAGATTATTTTGTTTATCTACGGGAAAGCGCATGAATAAATTTTTTTGTAAGCTTCCTTTTGATGATTATTTTGAACCTAAGTTTTTAAAAATAATTAAAAGTCCTAAAATTCAATGGATTAAATATTATAATTTTGACGCAGTTCGTGTATTTCCTAACATAATTACAAAAGATCCTTTTTATGAATGGCTTTATGAGGAACACACTTTTACAGGGGGCATTTTAAGATTGCCCCCTAATACTGTGTATAACTGGCACAAAGATTCAATGCGGGGTGTGTGTATTAACCATTTAATTGATTACAATTTAAGTGAAAGTCATTGTCTATTTAGAGATAAGGATGAAGTAGCTCATACTTTTACTGAATTGAAGTATACACCAGGTGCTCGGTATTTATTTAATAATCAAATGGATCACATGGTTATTAATTTATCAGAAACTAGGTACTTGTTTACAATAGAATTTGATGAAGACAAAACAAAATTAACATATGAACAATTATTACAAGAGATAAAGGAAAACTATGAGCCTCTATAAAAAAGGAAGTCCGCATTATAAACTTTTAAAAATTCAACCAATAAAGTTTATTAATGAAAATCGTTTGTTGTTTGCAGAAGGTAATGTCATTAAATATATTTGTAGACATAATAAGCCGACAGGTAAAGGAGCTGCAGATATTGACAAAGCAATTCACTACTTAGAGTTTATTAAAGAAAGAGATTATTCTAATGAAATTTGAGATAGGGAACGCTATAATGCAGGCAGAACAATGACAAGTTTACAGTTAACATTTAATTTTAAAAAACACATTTGGTCCGCACCAAGTGACTACAAAGATTTATCTGATGCTAAAGAAATTGCTATAGATTTAGAAACAAGAGATGAGGGTATAAACAATAAACAAGGTGCAGGGTGGGCAACTAGTAAAGGAGAAATTATTGGGTTTGCTGTTGCTACTGAAGGTTGGGAGGGTTATTACCCTTTTGGTCATTTTGGTGGTGGTAACTTAATTAAAGAGCAAGTGCTACAGTATATGCATGATGTTTGTTCTTTACCCAATACAAAAATATTTCATAACGCTCAATACGATGTAGGTTGGTTGCAGGCTTACGAAATTCCTGTTAAAGGAAAAATTGTAGATACAATGATTGCAGGTGCTTTAATTGATGAGAACAGGTATACATATAGATTAAATGCCTTGGCTAAAGATTATTTAGGTGAATTAAAAGCGGAAACTGATTTAAAAGAAGCTGCAAAAGCGCACGGGGTAGATCCAAAAGGAGAAATGTGGAAGTTGCCTGCGGAACATGTAGGATATTACGCAGAACAAGATGCACGCCTCACGTATCTTTTATGGCAACGCTTTAAAACAGAAATATATAATCAAAACTTACAAACGATCTGGGGATTAGAAAGTAAGTTACTGCCAATTTTAATTAAAATGCGCAAAAAAGGTATAAGGGTTGACAAGGCAAAAGCTGAAGTTTTAAAAAAAGATTTTGCTATTAAAGAAGAAACTATTTTACATAAGATAAAAAAATTAACAGGTAAAGATGTTGATATTTGGGCAGCGCGGCAAATAGGTTTTGCTTTTGATAAACTTGGCATTGAATACCCTAAAACCCCTAAGTCAGGGGAACCAAGTTTCACTCAAAATTGGTTAGTTAATAGCAACCACGAGATATCAAAATTAATTGTGCAAGCTAGAGAAGTAAATAAATTTCATAATACTTTTCTAAACTCTATTATGAAGTTTGAGCATAAAGGTAGAATACATGGTGAAATAAATCAATTACGTTCAGATACTGGAGGTACAGTAAGTGGTAGATTATCTATGTCCAGTCCAAACTTACAACAATTACCGGCACGAAACAAAGAATTTGGTCCTTTGATAAGGGGTTTGTTTTTACCAGATGAGGGTTGTCAATGGGGCAGTTTTGATTACTCACAACAAGAACCAAGACTTGTAGTTCATTATGCAGCTTCAATTGGAGAAGGGTATCAAGGTTCTCAGGAATTGGTAGAGGCTTACGCTAATGCTGACGCAGATTTTCATCAAACTGTAGCGGACATTTGTGGTATTGAACGAAAACAAGCAAAGACTATTGGCTTAGGTTTAATGTATGGTATGGGTAAAAATAAATTAGCTAATATGCTTGGGTTAGAATTTAAAGAAGCTACAGATTTAATTAATAAGTACAATAACAAAGTGCCTTTTGTTAAGCAACTTTCTGATCGTTGTATGAAAAAAGCAAATGATGAGGGTGTAATTAGAACAAAACTAGGTCGTAAGTGTAGGTTTGATATGTGGGAAACAAGGGATTTTGGTATACATACTCCAGAAACATTTGAGAACGCTTCTGCTAAATATGGAGCTAGCAATATAAAACGTGCATATACTTACAAAGCTTTAAATAGATTGATTCAAGGATCTGCGGCAGATCAAACTAAGCAAGCAATTGTAGCGTGCGATGAAATTGGTTTTACACCCTTATTACAAATACATGATGAGTTGTGTTTTAATATTGAGAATCAAGAGCAAGTAGATAAAATCGTGAGAGAGATGGAGGGTTGCGTGGAACTGAAAGTTCCAAGTGTGGTGGACATTGCGTTAGGCAAAGACTTTGGGGAAGCTACCTAATTTGTTTTGCTTTACTAATATCTTTTAAAATTAAAACTTTTTTTATAGCATCAATTTTTTGTTCTAAAAGTTTCATTTCAATAGAATATACACCGGTTGTGGTATAACTTGCATTCCATTGTGATTCTAAAAGCATTTTTTGTGCAACTAATGGTTCCATTTTTTACTCCTTTCTTATTAAAAAGTATCAAATTACATGTATTTGTCAATATTGCTTGACATATCCCATGTCTATACGATACTGTTGTTTATCATCAACAAGGAGGTTAAATGATAAAAGAATATAAGAAAAGAATAAATAAAGAGAAGCATGTGAACTTAGAAACTATGCATTATTTTGTAAATGAAATTTACGAGTTTCAAGACTCTGGCAGAATTACACAAACACAAGCTAATCTTTTGTGTGGTGAATTGTCTGCGCGGTTTTTAAAAGAAAAATCTAAATTATATGAAGTCAAGACCAAGGTGTACGTGTAATGAAATTAAAAACTAAATCTGCTGCATTTTTAAATTTTGTTAAAGAAATGGACGATTTGTTATCTTCTATGCCAAGCACCACGTTAGACGGAGAAGATATTAGAAATACTTCTGAAATAGGTAAATATGTAAATCAAATAAAAGATTTAGGTATTGATATTGCTAATCGTTTTGTTGATGGCGAACTTGAAGGTAGAGATAATGAAATACCCTAGTTTGTGGATATTAGTCGGTGCTTTAATGTTTATGTTTCCTAAGTTAGTATTGGTTGTAATAGCAATCTTTACTATGGTGATTATATGAGTGCATACAAATTAGAAACCCCAGGAGTCATTAGTTTTTCTGGAGGAAGAACAAGTGGCTATATGTTACGGAAAATTTTAGATGAATATGATAATAAACTACCGGAAGACTTACCTATTGTTTTTTCTAATACAGGTAAAGAAATGCCACAAACTTTAGACTTTGTACAAGAATGTTCTGATAAATGGAATGTGCCTATTGTGTGGATAGAGTGGAATCAAAACTCAGAACATAATCTTGATGTTGTGAATTATGAAACAGCTAGTCGTAAAGGCGAACCTTTTGAAAGATTGATTGATAGTAAAGCTTTTTTACCAAACCCTGTTACTAGATATTGTACAAGCTATTTAAAAATAAAAGCAATGCGTGCTTACTGTATGTTCTGGAAAGATTTTGAATATTGGAATAATTATGTTGGGTTACGTTATGATGAAAGACATCGAGTAGCTAGAATACATAACCGGAAGAAAAAAGAACGTTGGGAAACAGAAGCTCCGTTGCACGAAGCACGGGTCACTGTCCGCGACGTGTTTAAGTTTTGGTCTAACAATGATTTTGATCTGCGTTTACCAAATATCGGTGGTAAAACACCGCAAGGTAATTGTGATATGTGTTTTTTAAAAGGAAAAAATACAATCATGAATATCATGAAGAGCGACCCCAAATTAGCTGATTGGTGGATCGCTCAAGAAGAAAAGAAAATTGGTGGGAATCAGCTTGCCCACAAATTTAGGAAAGATCGTGCTTCTTATAGAGGCTTATTGCATCAAACACAGAGTCAATTAGATTTGTTTGAGTACGATCAATCCACCGATACTTGTTTTTGCCATGATTAAAATGAAAGGAGAAATGATGGATATTAAAAAATTTAAAAGTGTCGCAGTGCCTGTTGAAACACATGCTTTATTAAAAGGGTTGTGTGGTATTAAATATAGAGCACCTGCAGGAATGATCACTAAATTAGTGAACGAATATGTGGCTTACTTAGCGTCCGAAAAAAAGTTAAGTATAGACAAATTTAAAAAGTCTTTATTAAATGGTGAGGCCACTCATGATAGAACCTAGATGGGCGCCTTTTTTGTTAGTATGTGGGGATAGAAAATATGCTCAGTCATATAGAGATGATTCTTTAGAACATACTGACTACAAAAAAGGAATTCACATTTCGGTTCCTGATCATTTAGATATTGAAATGGATTCTGAATTTGATTATGGTGGTAATTCTATGAAAGCCATACATGTTCAAAACTGTGTCCATTTTCAAAACCATAAATATATATTTTGTAAACTTAAAGAAGGAGCTAACCAATGTTAGAATCAATAATTTTAGGAGCCATCCTTAATATATGGACAGTTCAAAACGTTGATTTTTTTTATGCAAAAGCGCAGGCTGAAAAAACTATGGATTGTCAATGGGTTAATATTGAGGCAAGACCTCCTCAAGGGCCAGCTATCACTGTTTTTGGTGAAGTTTATTTTAAACAAATTTGTGTGAAAAAAGATGATTAAAGAAACATCCATGTTTTTGTTTCTTTTAATCGGAGGAGGTAACTCTTACGAGGAAGCTTACATTGGCCGTATACCAACATGTTTGGTAGCGGCTGATATTTTGGCAAAAGCTAAACAAAGTTACAAATATAAAGAAAAAAATATATCTGGTTTTATATGCATTGATAGCCAATCTTTTACCGCACGCCAAAAGTTTAAAAGAACACCTACTCCTGCAGAAAAAAAGTTTATTACAGATATGCGCGAGTATTTACCAGAGCCAATGGCAAAGCCAATTTTTAAACCGGCTTTAAAACTACAAAAAAAAGAGGTGCCATAATGGTGTATTCATTAACACCTGCTTTAACTTACATAACAGAAGATCATTATGTTTGCGATGAAAAAGGACACAGGGCTGCAACAAGTTCTGGAGATTATATTAAAGTACCAAAAGAATATCTTAAATATTACACTGTCGTAAAAAACAAATAATGTCCTCTAAAGACTGTTGGACAGGCATGTTTACTTGTAAAAATTGTAAGGTAGACTATCATTTAAGTAGTTACACTACAAAAAATGGGGTGACATGTCGTTGGTGCACAGTGCA